TCCCCCAGGATTCTGCAGAAAACCATAAATGTGTCAAGCAATCTGGACACCTAGATTGCAAAGGGGGTCCCGATTCGGAACACCCTTTTTATCCACCAGCAACTCTACGAAGGAGAACAACAATGAACCAGACCATCACTATCTTCACCTACGAAGCCACCACTAACATTCGCACCACCACGACAGAGGACAGCGAACCCCTCTTCTGCGCCAATGACGTAGCAACTATCCTCGGATACAACGACCCGAAAGACGCACTGGCACGCCACTGTCGTGGGGCGGTAAAATACCACCCCATCATCGACAACCTCGGACGCACACAGCAAGCACGCTTCATCACCGAAGGCGACCTCTACCGACTGATCTTCAACTCCAAACTCCCCACAGCCGAAAAGTTCGAAACCTGGGTAGTCGACGAAGTCCTCCCCTCCATCCGCAAGCACGGCTTGTACGCCACACCTGCCACCATCGAAGACATGCTCGCCAACCCCGATATCATGATCAACGCACTTATGCGCCTCAAGGAGGAACGAGCAGCCCGAGCCAAGGCCGAAGCAGAAATCGAAGCTCAACGGCCTGTCGCAGCCCTCGGCAAGGCCATCGAAACAGCAGAAGGAGACCTCACACCCAGTGCCTTCGGCAAGATTCTGTCGAAGACTATCAAGACCATGGGACCTAACAAGTTCTGCCGCTGGCTCCTCGACAACAACTTCGCATTCCGCAACGGCCAAGGCAAGATCATCCCCATGCAGGATGCCGTCAACCGAGGCATCCTCATCCTCACCGAACGCATCGACAAGGCCGGTAAGGTGAGGCCACAGCTCCTCGTCACGCCCGCAGGACAGGCCTACTTCGCAGGAATCCTCAGTGCATAACACACAAGGGAGGGGCGACACCGCAGCCAGTGTCGCCCCTCCTCATGCCTTAAGCAGACTGAGCCTCACGATGCTCAAAACCCCGCAACGACAACTGCCCAAGAGTAATCCCCGGCGGTGTCGGAAGATCAGCAACCCGGGGCATATCAAACAGGTAAGCCAAATCCCACACCGACGTATACGGCTCAGCGCTCACGCTCGCACCCGACTCACTATACTCGACAGAACCGATCTGCCACACAGCCCTGTCGAACACAGCACACGTCCCCGCCATACGGCCAAACACCTGAGCCTTATCCGTCACAGGCTTATTCGCCGTAAACGCCAACAAGTCATCCATGATCTTCTTCATCGTCGTACCCTCAGGCCACTTCTCAGTAGCCTTCTCAGGCAACGGCGCATCCGTAAAAGCAGTCACATCCGCAGCCGTAATAGGCTCCCGCTCGAAGTCATACGTAACATCCGTATACGCCTCATTCAACGGGGTCATACCAGACCACTCAAGACTCGTCTTAGTCCCCAAAGCAGACTGAGCAGCATACATACACGCCGCATACGCCTTATCCACCGTGTCGATATAAGGGCTACTGATCTTCAACGGATCAGTCTTACGAGGATAACCCGTATAGAACGTGACGGTCTTCTCGACATAAGGATAACCCTCACCACAAATACGCAAGAAAGAGTAATCGTTCTGACCATCGGATTCAGCCAACCGATACGGCGCAAGCCGCTTATTCAGCATGCCCGTCACAGTTACCTTAATCTGATTCGGCTCGTCCCCTACTTCGACAAACACACTGCCACCCTCAGCGTTCCATTGCGCAGGGACAATCGGCTTATTGTCTTTGCCGACAACAACATAGTAGCTTTTACCAAACTCCTTCGGACCAGGAACGGCACCTGACTTCCCGAAATACACAGAGCGAGCACCGCTAGGATAGTCATACGGCATGACACAAACAGGCTGCGACGTAATACTCTTCACGTGAACAGGAACTTCAAGAACGAATTCCTTCGTCTCACCAGCATCGACAGAAAGCACCTCAAGGTCCCTTAAAGCCTCCAGATAAGACTTATTCGGGTCGTAGTTTGGGTACAGCACAATAGTGGGCGCCGGCATATTCTTAGCATAAGGATTAAAAACAGGCTTCCCATCAACCCAATAAGCGGCCTCAGAATTACCGCCACTAAACAGATCATAAAGAGTAGACTCACGATACGTACACTCAATACTCGACACAGGCTCAGACTGCTCATACGAAATCTTATAGTCAGACGTGTAACCCTGAAGACGAGTCAACACCGTATGATTCTTAAACACCACAACCGTGTCGTACACCCACGTGATCTGGAGATCATTAGCCGACAGCCACGACTTCAATACAGACCACAGATTGCCTTTACCACCAGCAAAATCATAGATATGATCAAAAGTAGAATTGGCGATAGCAAAGAAACCACCGGCGACAGAGCTAGGGTGGAAATTCTGTACGTATATCTTCGGAGCATCAACGACACCAGCGGTCTTAAAGAACTTCGCAATAATAGCCTTTAGCTCCGTATAGACCATAGGCTCAATCGTCGCCTCAATATCCAGCAGATAAAAAGGATCATTCAACGTCATAGACCAAACCCAAGGCCCTGTCGTCAAAGCGCGCGCAACAGCATGAGTACGCCCAAAACGCAAGTCACTCAGCACGACATCCTTGTTCACAACAAGGGCAGGCTCAATGCCTCCAGCACCCTCCAACGAGTACTCAGAGAAGCCACCAGACGCCTGATCACGATCCAGTGACACACCATCCTCCTGCACAGACCAGTTCGTGAGTTGGCCAGCGGGGACCCCAAAGACACGCATTACCATGAGTAGCACTCCTCCAAAGAAACCGAGGCAGAAAAATGGCCACGAGCATAATTAACCGTCACAAGACGCGCAGACCCAGGAACAACCTTCATATTCCCACCACCAGCCGGATACGAGAACTCGTATTCAGGAGGACCAGCCAGTATCTGGGCGGTATCATACGGCGTAATACGAAGACCACACCACGACAACTGGCCATCCTGGCCAGGGCGCATCGTAATCTCCCACAAGCCCTCATTCATACTGAAAACCTGATTCTTCAGCCTCGTAATAACCGTGCCAGGTGCGCCGCCATCAACACGACTAATCGTCCAACTAAACGGCTGCTTACCATCCTCATAGCCCGATGCAAAAAACGTCCCATAATAACCCTCAGGAACAACGACACGCTCCGTATACGTGCCAACCTTGCTCAACGCCAAAGACGCCTGACGAGCATTCAACTTACTGTACACATGCCCCATCTGATTATTAACAGCAAAAGAATCAGGCTTATACACCACAGTAGGATGCTGAGACTTCTCATCAACACCATCCGACACAAACAAAGCCTGCTTACCCCAATCGTTATACGCAAACGGAGTACCAGCATGAACATGCAAATAAGGCAAACCCATCAAAGGCGACAACATGTTATTAAACGAGAACGGATCAGCATACGACACCCACTCGTCCCCACGATTCAAAAACAAACGACGAAACAACTCAGCCTGACCACGATTCAAGTACGACCAATTCAACTCATACTTCCGATGCCCATACACAGAACCATTAATCGACGCAAAGCCATTCAGCAGCGTCGTCGAATCACTGCCGAACTGCACACTATCAGCCGTCGGAGACTCATCAGGAGCCGGAAACCACGACATAAACTTCCCGACCGCGAAATAAACCTCACGAGTCGAACAACCCCTAGTAGACGCCACGGTTACCACTCCTCACATTGTTGTTATCCACATTCTTGCTAATCGCGCGCCCATTCAACATGACTGTCGTCGAAACAGCCCGAACAAGCTCACTAAACTGCGCTGGATTAATTGTAACAAGGCCATCACCAGCACCAGCGGAATAACCACCGCCAGACATTACCGGCACCTGCATCGTGTTCAAGGCATTCATGAAGCCCTTACCGTAGAAATCGACAGCGGGCTGCGAAATGACATACTCCCCACTGCGTAGCTTGAATATCCCATGGCCATTAGTGCCCAGTAGATTATCGACAGAAGGGTTAGCCGGAGGTCGTCCAGGAAGCAAACCACCACCAGCATAGCCAGGAATAGGGCCACCCATAAACCGACGACGAATCTGACCTGCCTGACCCGCATAACGCGCAGCATCCGCCGCCTGGCCACGAGTAAGACCCTTATTCATGGCATTACGAATGTACTCCATGTACGACATCAACTGGTTCAACTGGTTATAAGCCTGAGTCGTATCAGCATTAACAGGCACCGTGACCTGATTGCCATGAATCCCATCAATACCAGTCTGAGTAGTCCCAATAGTGCCCTGGTCAGTGATGTTCTCCTTCACATCACGAGGAACCTGCCCAATCGTCCCCGTCAAGCTGTCGAACGCGCCCGCCAGCTCAGTCACCTCACCCTGGTTATAGCCAAGCTGAGTCACCTGATCAATAAACTGACGCTTCAGAGACTGCGTGTACGCCTCGATCTCCTGCGTCGAATGGCCAGCAGCAGCATACGCCTCAATAAGGCCAATCATCTGAGACTGCAAGCTCTTCAAAGCCTCACGGTTAGCAATAGCCGCCTCCGTGTAACCCTTCAACGCAAACTGGCCAGCCTGAAGAGTTGAAATCTCCTTGTCATTCTCACCGATCTTCGTCTGCCCCTCATTGATCTTCTGCTTCGCCTCATCAATGTCAGTCTGCGTAGACTGCATACGCTCCTCATCACCATACTTCACAGCGACAGCATGGAAGAACTCGGCATCATGAAGCTCCTGCTGAGCCTTACGCATATCCGACGCAAGCTTCTCATTCTCCTGACGGAGATTCTTGATCTTGCTCGTCGTGTTCTCGACATCCTTGCGCAGCGAGTTCAGGCCCTTGTGGTAATTGTCCTGAGCTGTCGTCGAACGCCACCACGACTGCAACGCCTTGTCGAGCGCAGACTTCAACCTCGACAGGAAGTCCTCAAAAATCTCAGCAGCAGTCTTCGTCTCTTTACGAGCACGAGACGACGGTGAATGGCCACCACCACCACCACCAGAAGACCGAGGCGAATGGCCACCACCACCGCCACCACCAGACGAACGCTGAGGCTTCGCACGGAAATTCGCAGCACTGAATGCGCTCTTACCAGCATTCCGGTTAGCAAACGTAGGCAGACGAACCTTCGACTTCTGGCCAAGAGTAAACGACCCCTTGCCAGACAGAGACTTCGCGCCACCAATCTGCGACATGTAACCCTGGATAGACTGCCAAATGGCCTGGACCTTACCCAAGAAACCCTGAGCCTGGCTCACCGCGTTCGCCGCATTACCAACCATCTCATTCAACGACGCATCCGTGGCTGAATGGTCCACCTCACCCGACTGATACGGCTGGGCAATAATCGCCGCCATCGTGTCACGCTGAGCCTCGAACGCGCTCATGTCGAACCCCTGGGCCGACAGGTAGTCAATCGTGTCCTGAATCGACTGCTGGGCATACTGGTACGCCTCCTCACCAGTTAGGCCCATTTCCTCGATACCAGCCGCAGCAGCGTTCCCCATGGCCTGGAAGTAATCGCTAATGGCTGCAATGTTCGCCTGGCCCTCAGCAGAGTTCGGGTCCATCGACGTACCATTGGTCTGCATCGACTCATACACCTGCTGCAAAGCACTGTCGAGAGCGGCAGCCGCATCTGTCGATGAAAACATTTCATCAAGCACCGAGCGCAGAACCTCACCAAGATCCTTGAACTCGTTCTTAGCGTCGCCGATCTTGAACGACGCCTCCTCAGAGCTGTCGCCAGCCTCACTCATCTCCTGGCCAAAGAGCTGAGCGTCGTTCAAGGCATCGCGCATTGCGCCACCGACACCCTCAGTCTGGCTCTTCACCTCATTCAAGGCACTGATCTGGTCGTCATACTTGCGGGTGTCGACCATGATCGCAGCCGACGGATCCCCACCGCCAGCAGAAGCAGTCTCAAGAGCAGCCTGAGCAGCCTCATTAGAGCGCGCCTGAATCTGAGCAATATACCCATCCACATACGCGTCAGCAGCAGCCTTACCGCCGCCCTCAGCCTCAGACGTAGACGCCAACTTAATGTACTTCGCATAAGAGAAGCCCATATCGACAAGCGCCTGCTTCACATCCTTCGACATGTTCTTAAACGAATCAGAACCCTGAATAGCATCAGCAATAAGCGCCTGAGTATGCTCACCGATCTTCAACGTCGAATAGCCAAACGCCTCAGCCTGAGCCTGTGTCGTCTGAACAACCTGGCCGGACTTATCCACGTAGTAACCAAGTGCCTCACCATTCGAGGTGAGAGTCTGGCCGTTCTGCTGGATCGTAGCGTTCAACTCAGCGAAAGAAGTCTGAGCACCAGAGCCAACTTCCTTCGTATCCTCAGCCAAAGCCTTCAGAATAGCCGACGAACCACCGACAGCAGCCTTCAGATTCTCAGCCTTCTCCGACGCCCCTGTAAATGAGTCACCAAGGTACGTCGCAGCAACCGACGCCGCAGTAATCGCGCCCGTAATAGCCAAACCCCAAGGCCCACCAAACATAGCCATCAAGCCAGAGCCAACAGCAGACAGCTTCGACAAAGCGCCGACAGCCTGGCCAGCACCAGCAGCCACCTGAGCGCCTGTCGAAACAGCAGACGCCGCCGCCTGAGCCTCCTTCGCAGCAGCAGCCTTACCAGCAGCGACAGCCACAGCCGAGTCCGACGCCGCAAGACGCTGATTTGCGGCAGCAGCAGCATTCGCCGTACCCGTATTCGCAGCCAATGCGTCATCGTACGAGGCGACTCCGGCCTGAGCCTGCTTCACAGCCTGCCACACCGCGCCCCACGACAACGTTTGCTGGCCCGTCGCCTGCATCACGCGAGACCCCATCTGCATGTACGTCGCAGACATCGACACCAGCGTAGCCTTCGTTGCCGCCATACCCACACGAGCAATACCCACAGCCGTCAAAGCACCAACGAACGCCTGAATAGGTGCGGGCAGCTTCGCGAAGGCATTTACAGCCATAGTCGCCACAGTAACAATGGCCTTCATCGGCACCATGAAACTTGAGTTCATGGCCGCACCAGCATTCTGCAAAGCGTTCTGGAACTGCTGCAACTTCGCCGACATGGTGTCGGTGATAATCGACATCGAGTCATCAATGAACGACGTATTCTTCGACGCCCGCTCAGCCTCCTGCAACTGCTCCACATACAAGCCGACACTATTCGACATACGCGACAGCAGCTCCACGTCACGCACGTTCTTAAAGCCCAAATCCTTAATAGCCTGAGCCTTCTGCACCTTGTCGCTGATGCCCGCAAGGTTCTGCAAGATACCCTGGAACACCTTATTCGGATCATCCCGCCACAGCTTCTGGAACTCGGCATCCGTCACACCGACAGCGCGCGCATATGTGTGCATAGCGTCGCCGCCCTCAGCAGCAGCCGCGTTGATCGAGTTGAAGATACGCTGCAACGAACCGCGCGCCCACTCCTTCGGAATAGCGAGCGACGACAGCGTAGACGACAGGGCCAAAATCTGGTTCTGAGTAAAGCCAGCACTCTTACCCTGCGCGGCAATGCTCACCATCATGTTGGCAATCTCAGGCTCCGTCGCAACAGACTTCGCACCCAGATCAGCAACCTGATTCGCGAGAATCTTGTAACCGTCACCCGCGCCTTTGGAGGACTCCTGCAAGCCGCCCATCATCTGGCCGAAACGACCAAACGCTGTCGTTGCAGCCTCAACATCCATCTCCGTCACCGTCGAAAACTCAGCAACAGCCGTCGTGAAGTCCTTCAAGTCCTTCGTCGGAATGTTCATCTGCGCGCCCAGCGTGCCGATCTTCGCAAGATCAGCAAAAGGGGTCACAACCTTCTGCGTAGACAAATCCGTGTATGCCTTATGAAGCGCAGCAAGATCAGCTGTCGTCCCCTGAGCTGTACGCTTCACGTCAGCGAACGCACGCTCCTGAGCAATACCAGCCTGCGCAGCAGCCGACACCAGCGTGCCAAGGCCAGCCGTAATCGCCCCGTAATACACTGCCGTGTCGCGAGCAGCATAACGCACGTTCTCAATCGCCTGCTCGTTCGCACGGAGCTGTGCTTTCGCCTGAGATGCATTAATGCGCATCATCTGACGCTCGCCCGCGCCCTGCTCCTTGATCACTGCACGCTGCGTACGGCCAGCTTCAGCCTCACGAGCAGCAGCAATACGCGCAGACGCAGCGACAGCAGCAGCCTCACGCTTCGCCTCAGCGCTTGCCGTCACGCCAGCAAGCTTCAGCTCGGCCTGCTGCAACTGTGTCGCAGCCTGGATTTCGGCAAGACGAGCGGCCTCGGCGCCTTTCGCTTTCACTAGGTTCCGCTCGTCCCGGCCCTTCTGTCGCTGCAATGGGATAGTGTTATCCTCGTGCTTCACTGTTGCCTGAGCGCGAAGCTTCTCAGCCTGAGCCTCGGTCTTACGAGCCTGCGACTGGTTCAACGCGGCCTGCGCACGCTTCGCCTTATCCTCAGCAGTAGCCATAGCATTAGTCGCTGATGCGACATCACGCATCGCAGCAGCAGTATCCTTCAGCTTTTGAATGTGATCATTCGTCAGCTTATTGCTGGCCTGCATTTCGCGCACAAAACGACGGTACGCTGATACAGCCTTATCGACACCACCAGCCAAGTCAACCTTCGTCATGCCGTCCCCGGCACGCGACACAGATGACAGGCCATCAGCAACAGACTTCAATGCTGTCGCCGTCTCACGCATGTTCTTGACCTTGGCACTGTTCAATTGCAGCGAATCAAGAACAGAACCACCACGACCAGACGGGGCCTTCAATGCAGCGACAGCAGACTGCAAAGAGCCGATCTGCTTTTCCAGAGCACTAATATCTCGCGCAGCCTTTTCAGCACCCGCAGAATTGACATCAATGTCAATCTTGATCGACTCGTCGCTCATGTCTTAAACCCCTACATAGAAATGTCCCCGGTACCACTTCAATGATACCAGGGACAATTCTCACTTAACGAACTCCAACGCCTCCAAAGGAGAAGGCATTGGTTCCTTTGTGCCATCAGAATACTCGACAGTATCCATCACTGTGTAGGAGCTTTCACCAGGTCTTGAATCCCTCTGCTTCTCCCGATACGTCTCAAGCTCAGCACATGAATAGCACGTTGAGTGCTCAACATGGAACTCAATGGATGAATGCTCACTGCGTCCATACCACAAAGGTGTTCCACATTTGTTACACAGGCTGTCGAGGTAATACTGATAGCCAGCGCACAAAGCCAGATCAAGTGGTGTGTATTCAGTTTGAGGAATCGACTCATAGTCCTTGTCATCGCCAAACCACACAGGCAAGGTGCGAGCAAACATGCCATGCGCACCAATGAATAATGTTGGTGGCTTACCTTCAGCCCTCGCTGTCTTTAGAAGCAAGAGCATCCACTGATTCTTCTGCTTCGACAGTTCCGTCCCCACGAAACGTGGGGTCGCTGATCGCCTCCGACACCATGACACCCAGCGTCTGAGCGTCATTCCACGTGGTGCAAATCTGCTGCCACAAGAACTCAGGCAACGCGCCACGAAGCTCAGCAGCCTCATCATCCGACAGCCCCTTCTGAGACTCGCCCGTCGAGTTGTCGATGACTTCGACACAGGCGTGCGCAATGATGTACTCCATCAGTCGATCCTCACGCTCGACATCAATGACTGTCTTCTCATCAGCAGACTTGTTCTTCGTTGAGAAAATAGGGTCTGTCCACACGCGGCGCTTGAGGACCTGTAGCTCCTTGTTCGACAGAGCACGAAGACGCAGCGTGATCGTCTGCTTGTGCAGCTCCTCAATCTTCTCGGCCAATTCGACACCAGGCGTGGTGTCAGTAATCGACCGAGAATAAGGAGCTTCTTGCAACTGTGCAGTCTTTGCAATCTCTGTCAGCTCCACTAGCCGCTCAGCATCCTCGGTATTAAGCGGCACGTCGATGGCCTTCACAGTAGGCTTGATTGACGAAATGATCTTAGACAGTTCAAAAGGCATGGTGTCTACTCCAATCAGATATGAGAATACCCCCGCACCTCGGAGGTACGGGGGTATTCTATCAGGCCGCGATGGCCTTATTCAGTTCCATGTACCCTTGAGGGAGGAAGGGTACAGTGAACTGAATAGGCTTATCACCGTCTCCGAGTTCATCCTTCGGGTTGTCAGCGACAACCTTGAACACGCTGATCTCCATGCCAGCCTCGACAGGGGTACCCTGTCGGAAGCCAATACGCTGAACAAGGTATCCCTCGTTCAGCCCATCAAGGACACCGCGCTTGAACAACTGGAACGCCTTGTCGTAGACGCTCGTATTGCCAGCGGCCTTCTGGCCGGATGCAATCGCCTCACGGAAGAACGTCAGAGACGCCTCATAGTTCGACACCGTGGGGGTCTTGGCGTTTCCGGAATCGCAGATCGAACGCGAGTCATCCGTGTCGCTGTCGGTCGCACCCAGCGTCATGCCAGCCGCAATAGCACACGAAATGTCCACTGCCTTAGCCGAGGCACCCGTGTAAGTGGCAACCTTAAAAAGGTCACCCACGTTGGCAACACTGTCAGCCGAAACCCACCAAATAGTGGTATTCGGAGAAAGCATCTTAGGCATAATCAGTCCTCCTGATCCGTCGTATTGTCAATATCAATGATATCATCCGCACCACAGCACTTAGGCTGTGTCACGGGCGTATCATCATCAACAGGCTCATACATATCGGGCAACACCGACAGCATGTCCTTAGACTTTTCGCACACAATACCCGTGTGGATATTCCGTACTCGCATATCAATCCCCCCTATCCAGGTTCACATAGAAACTCATATGCCGCTGATAAACAGTAGGCCGCAACGTCGAATCGTGATCCGCTGTCGAACCAACAGAAGCCGCAATGTTCACCTCATTCGACCCAGCAACCAACACAGCACCAATGAGCTTTTCCTTCACAACCGACACCAGCCGGTCGAGCATTTCCTTATTCTCAGCATAAACATCCACATAAAAAGGATGCTCATACACATCCTGAGTGCGTCCAGCCATCGACAGGTACGAGTTCAAGTAGCGGTTAATTTCCGCCCCACCGTGGTACACAATGTACAAAGGCTTCTTCACATCACGAGCAAAAGATTCATAGACCTCAACATCCCGGATGCCACGCAACAGATCAAGACAGGCCGTGTCGAACTCAAGCGTACGATCCCTCACTTCAACCTCCCATAGAACTCTTCACGGAACACCTTCGTCACACGAGGCAAGTACTTCGCAGGAGTAATACCCTTACCCGCAGACTTCTTCGCCTTACCACGCAAACCAGAACGCAAGTACCCTGTCGTCCTATTACCCTGTGTACCATTCTCCTGCCACGAGTAGTAAGGCTTTTCACGCGCCCACTTATGCCAACCGATCTCCACGACCTTGCCACCCTTAGACGCATCGACACTGAACGTATCACGCATGTACCCTGTATCGACACGCCGAGGGTCCGTGTCGATCAGCGCACGCCCATATTCCGTAGAAGCAGCAGCCGCAGCCTGAGCAGCCTCATTCACACGCTTCCACGCGGCATCAATGATCTTCTTCTTCGCGCGAGCAGCAACACCATACCGGTCAGACTCGACAGTGATCTTGATGCCAGCGACACGCCCATCAAAGCGAACAGTCTTTTTAGTCCTGGCCATTAGTGCGCCCCGTCTCAAAGTCACACAGCAGCGTCGGCTGCCACGGCAACGAGTCGAACACAGCGTTACGTACAACCAGCTTCAACCCATTCTGCCTAGGGTCAGCAGGAGACTCATTAATCACCACACGCATACCCTCTGCAAACGACACACGCATCTCAGGATCACCCCACAGCTGCCTGTTCATAATTTCATTCTTGTCGATATGAAGAAGCTGAATGCGGTATGCGTGCACGCCCGTCACTTCACCAGCCCACTCACGGTTACGAGCACGCCAGTCAATGTTAGGGGTGACGTTCGCCCACCCAACCCAGATAGGCAAGTTCTCCTGATTATGCAATCCATGCTCGGGGTCCCACTCATGCTCGACAGAATCCGGAGTTGAATACACACTGATCTTGCTATTCGCCAACAGCTCCAACGGATAGTGCGCGAGAGTTACAAACAATGGGTGGATATTAGGCTCAATCGACAGTGCCACTAGAAATTCACCACCCAATCAACAGGCTCGTACGACGGCATGATGACATCAAACGACAGGTTGTTCTCGTCGTCTTCCTTTGCCTGCTCCCGCAAAGTCTTCGCGCGCTTCACGATGGCGTCAAGCAGCTTAGCGCCATCCGTCTGCTTATCATCAGTCTTCAAGACGAGAAGCTGCAACGCCTTATCCATGCCGATAGCGTCGCACGCATCAGCAGCGGCCCGCTTCACATTCCCATTGTTAACAGCAAGGAAAGCAAGAATCTCGTCATCAGTAAACAAATAGCGAGGCTCATTGCGGAGGTCCCGCAAATCCTCCAACTTACGCAAGTCAGGAATAAGGACCCGCACCTGGCCAATAGGGGAAGTGTAGTCAATCATAATCCAAGTATAGCTGAACCCCCTACAGCAAAAGCCATAGGGGGCTCAACCGACCCGTCAGGAGTTCAGGCCCGTAGACCCGATAATGCCATCATAGCGGACGAGGCCCGCACCGGCAATCTGGCGAATACGAATCTCGACATCATCGTTGTCGAAGCTGCCCTCGTACGGGTTCACATCCCCACCACCAAGCATCTGGCCGGTCTTGTTATGGATGCGAAGCTCGGGAGCCTCGCGACCCAACATGCCCGTCTTGGCCAGAACGGTCTTGCCATTGGCGCGACCACCCTTCGGCAAGAGGACCCACGCCTTCTCGCCACCGACAACCGAGATAAGGTCGGACGAGAGGACATCCAGGTCCTTCAGAGGGTTCGCCTTGATCTCCGTGCGCTTGCCAACCTGCGTACGAATCTCATTGATGAGGGTATAGTTCTTGGCGACCTCGGCCAGCGCAGGAGAAGTCACCAGGACAAAGCCTTCAGGCACGTACGTCGAGTGGCCATCACGGATGGTCGCAAGAGCCTGGTAGCGTGCGGCCACAATGGCATCGAATGACAAAGCCGCGTTCTTCACGCCACCGACACCACCAGCACCCGTACCGCCAGTGAACTCATCCGGCACGGTCGTGAAGTCAGCCTTCGTCTTGTTGGCGTCATTAAACACGTCCGCACGAAGAGACTTTGTGACCGGATCGAAAATCTGAAGCAGGACCAGCAGGTCCTCCGTGCGAGCAGCCAGCGTCGCAGCATCCTTCGGGAAACGCGCAATCACGTTCCACTCGTCGTTGATGAACGACTCGAAGGAGAACTGGATACGAGCACCATGCTTGCTGGTGGTGATAAACGCACCCTCTGCCTGGTACGACATGGTGGGGTACGGCGTCAGCTCAGGGACATGAGGCAACGTGCCGGCAGGGTGCTTGTAGCCCCCGTTGTCGATGGGCACAGTCGTGGAGTCGGGCTTCAGCGACAGCAGCGAAGCCGGACGGAAATCCGTCAGCAGCTCCTTCGTCGCAATATTGCCCCAAAGGGTGTTGTAGGAGTCGAAGTACTCCTGGAAGCGCACGTTCGCAGCCTTCACGAACATGGGCGCGAGCTGGTCAGAGGTGATGGCTTCCTTCAGGCGAGCCTGCGCAAGGCGATCACCTGCAAGGGCCTCGGCCAACTGGGTATTGAAGTCTTCCTGGTTCTTGAAACGCACTTTAATTGCCTCCTATCAGGCGGTCTTTGCAGGCGCAAGGACAACCTGCATCTTCTGATCGACAGAAGCGGACGACACCGGCTCCTTCAGCCAGCCAATAATGACATCCGCACCCGTCTTGACGGTCGTCACAACAGGCTTGGTACCAGCACCCGTCGCAGCCTTCACATACACAAGGTCACCGGCCTTGGCATCAGCAGTGACCTTGCCGGTCAGCTCGAACACACCGCCAGCGACACGCACAGAGGCGTAGCCGGGGCCATTCAGGCCATAGGTAGGAGCAGTCAAGACCTCACCGAGGGTCTTCTCAGGCTCAGCAGTCGTCGGGCGAACCTTCGACTGAAGAATGCCAGCAATGCCGTTCGCCTTGTTAATGACAACGACATCACCCGGCTCAAGATGAGCCTGCGTTGCATCGACAGGTAGAGAAAGAGTATCCGAGTACTCGAAAATCTGATTGTCCTTGACAACAGGGACTCGAATAGGCATAACAGCCACAGTGATCACCAACCGATCTTCTTGAAAGTATTGACAGGCTTGTCGTCAACCGGGGTAGCAGTAGCCGCCACAGCCTCCTTCAGATAAGCACGCTCAGACTCCAAAGCGGAATCAACATCCGCACCAGACTTCACGGCCTCACGAACACGCACGATGGCAGCCTCCGGCAAACCAGACTCAGCAATCTTGCGGCCAGCCTCAAGAACCGAATCAACATCAACAGATGCCTCTTCGGTAGGCTCTTCTGCCTTGGCCTCCTGAATAGTAGCCACAGCAGCTTCGAGCTTAGAGTTGAGAGCTTCAATAAGAGAAGCCTTCAGCTCATCGAACTTGGACTCGATCTCCTTGTCCATGCCCGCCTCCTTAACGTAATTGTCGTTTCGATTAGATTCTAGCAGATCGACAATAGCACCACCTGCACCCGGAGTAGTCACAAAGTCAACCGAACGCACTCCAGCAATAGGCGGAACAATCCCATTCTCACTAATAGGGTCAGCACACCAAGCATTAATGGAAACACCAATATGCTCCCACTTATCCTTGATTAGCTCATTCACACCTGAAAAGACTTTGCACACCGTATAGAGTGCACCATCTTCTCCGACAGTGGCATCCTCCAAGAAGACACCAGCATAATCACGAATAGAACGCTCCGGGCGCTCCCACTCCTCAGTTTCTGTCGGATGGTCAATGAACATCTCAGTGCCAGCCTTGAACAAAGGCGCAGACTCAGCCAAGTTCTCAGCAGTATAAACACCACTCGAACCCTGACCTGGCACGATAATGCGAATCCGATACTTCCCATCACCCAGAGAACTAGCCTCCGGTGAGAAAGACTCATGCAGCTTATGCATCGGTCCCCCTATTCCTATTGTCATTTGTTCCGTCCGACAGGGGGCCGACACCTGTCGCACGCCCGTCCTTGGTCTCGTCGTCACTCTTTGTCGATGTCGAGTCCTCATCTTCAGAAGGCAACTCAGGCAAATCCTCCAACGGCAAGGACCCAGCAATCTTCAACAACTGCAATACACCGGAGCGCATTTCAACCTGGTGCAACGCGCCATTCTGATACGCAAGCGTCAGAGACTGAATACGACGATGCGTCTGGTCATTATTGATCGAACCGTACTCGACATTGATCTTAATGCCGAGAGCCTGCGCAACCTCATTAAGCATGTCGATATGAAGCTGACGACGAAGCTCCAACGCCTTGAAGGTCGGGTCTTCCAGAGCAGTCTCAGCGCCCTGTCGTCCACCAGCAGAGCCGTCCGTCAGCAACACCGACAATGGGATGTCGAGAGCAGCCGACACCATAGCCGCAAGCGGGGTGCCCGCAGAGAAATCGACACCAGCACCAGCCTTCGTAATCGCCTGGATGTCCTGCCCAGCCCCAATCGAGGCAGTGCCGCCGACACCCATGCCAGCCATACGAGCCGTCACTGCCTGCTGCTGCTTAGCATTCACAGACTTCGCCTTGAAAGCCAGACGCGACAAGGACTTCTGCATCATGCGTGCAATTTCCAGATGCTCCTTATAAGCCTGAGCATAATTTAGCGCACCCATCAGATCAGGCTTGCCATAATGTTCAGCACTTAGCCGGTTCACTGTCGCATACACAGCAGTCAGGCGGCGATTCACCTTGTAGTTCGCGGCATTAATCGTCACGCCCGGGCGGTCCCACAGCATGTACCACTGAGGGTCCCCCGTAGTCGCAGGATTAATAAGCAGTGCAACGACATCCCCGGTCACATCATCAGTGGCAACACCACCAAGACGCATCAAAGGGATAGGCATGACCGTCTTCGTCGTCTTATCGACAAGGTAGATAACACAGCCATCCGTGTTGAAAGCCTGCTCATCACGGACACGAGCCTGCACACTGAAGCACGCCTTAGCGTTCTCGTCGATCACCTTACGTGCAGGCCTTGTCGCACCCTTATACACAACCGGGTCGGACCACATGTAGGCGTTGCGGACGACAAGGCCACGCTTGACAATCGGATTCAGTGTAGCCAAGCGACGTGCGCGTGCGGAATGATCCCGGATAACATCAAGAGTAATAAGCGAGTCAGCACCCTCGACAGCAGACAACGACACCCAGCCGATGTCCTCCTGTCGAAGGCGAGCAAGGGACTCAGAATAAGCCCCCAAAGCCTCGGTAAGTTTCTGCTCGTACTTCATAAACTAAGCCTATCACGCAATAAAGTAAGCCAATTCATCCTCAAACATGAAGTCAGTAAAGTCATCGGCATCCAACAAATCATCTGGTGAAAAGTACTGCCCCTCGGAGTCGCCTGCCATAATTGCGCCAATGTTTTGGTATGCATAAATAACAGCATCAAGAACGTCAGGGGACTTAATGCCACGCTTACGCATATTCTCTTTCGACTCAATGAGCAGCGCGGACCCACGGTACTCATATTTGATCGATGCAATCTCGTTATGCAACTCGTCGTCATCAGGAAGAGACACCCTTCCATCAGCGACAGCCTTGGCAAACTGGTCGTACATGGCTGCACGGTAGTTGTACCACTTCGTGGAGTCCCCCGACTTCGCGTTACCGTGAATGCCGACGACGGAAATGGTTGGCGGAACGAAGTTGTAGATGCTGTCGAGCACTGATGCGCCGACACCAATAGCGTCAATGCGAATCTCGACAGCCCCCATCTCCACGGCCAGTTCGCCGACCTTGCGTGCAAGCTCAGGACCGTTCAAGCCCTGATACCGGCCATGAATCCTGATGTAGCCGCCCTGGTTCGACACGATCACGGAACTGTCGGAACCGTACCGGGCCACATCAACACCAATCGTGATCGGCATGCCCTCATCCGGCTCGGAGGTGTCGTAGGCTTCCATGGACTGCATGACGCGCCCCATGTTGAACAGGCCGTCGTCAGACACGTCAGGGAACTCGCCAAGGACACGTGCGACAAAGCGGGGGTCATCCTCGCCCCATTCCTTCTTACGCGCCTCAACCCAGTCAACCTGCACAAGACGAGTCGCGACTTCGACGGGTACGACTTCGCCCGTGAAGTTAGGCGTGTCGTAGGCCCCGAATTGGATAATGTTCCATGAGCGCTCCTCAGGCTTTAGTCGCATCTCCCGCTTATACACCTCAGCCATGTAGCATGAGGGGTCATTGGGATTAGCAATGGCCAGAATGCGCGCGTACTTGTTGGTGGTGATTGCGTCGGCTGCGGTGAAGATTTCCTTAGAGATACCTCCAGCCTCATCCATGATGACGAGCACGTACTGGTCGTGGACACCCTGAAAGCCAGACTCGTCCTTATCATCCGGCTTCATGCCGAAAGCAATAGGGTCCTGACGGTCATCCATCTTCCACGTCGCATCGGCGTTCACCTTGCCACGAATACCAGCAACAGCCTTGACACGAGGTATCTCTTTCCACAGGACGTTACGGACCTGTTTCCAGTTTGTCGCCGTGGTGACAACTGTCGTGTCATCGACAGGGTGGGTGTCCACCCACCAGTTCACAAGGGTAGCTGACAAACGACTCTTTCCCGCCCCGTTCCCAGTAACCACAAGGGTTTTCTGATATTGAACAACAGACTGTGAAACTTCACGCTGCTTAGACCACATGAACAAACCATGGTCCTCAGCCCACTTAGCAGGGTTGTTGCGCCATACCTCAAGGCGCTGAGCGTCAGAGAACTTCTTAGCGACAGCACCGAAAGGCAGCATCAGTCACCCTCCATCTCGACAGTAGCTTCAAGCAATGCCGCAGGCTTATTCACAGCCTGAGAGAACCAGTCAGCCTTGTTCGTCTCCAGGGCGCGCTTCGCCTCAGTGGACAAATGAGGATACACAAGTGCCGTGTACTCTTCGAGCACCTGGTTGGTGAATGACAGCATGACTGCTACCTGCTTCTCCTCGATCACCCGAATCTCATGTGTCACGGTCTGTCGCTTCAGGTTGGCAACCTCAGAGATTTCACGCAAGACCGCAAGAAGCCCCTGGATGTTTGCACCCCAATTGCCCTTCTCATCAGCAAGACCAAACATCTCAATCTGCGAGTAGGCCATGTCAACAAGCGCATCAAGGCGGTCAAGCTGCTTGATGCGCATGTTGCGGGGTGAGAGTTCCTGTCGGCTGTCATAGTATGCCTGCTCGATAACGAACAGCTCATCGGAGGTAAAGCCTGTCGCCTCAATGATCTTGTTACGATCAGTGCCACGCTTCAGCAACGACAGGGCAGCATCCCGCCGCCCTTTCACTTCTGGGTCGTCACTCGTCAAAAGCGTCCGAGATTCGCTCATTGAACTCATGAATAACCCCCTCGATAGTCTTCTGGAACTTATGATCCAGGTATGTATACATGCCAGCCATGCCAACAATCACACCGACAAACACACCAATAAGAAATGACATCAATTCTCCTTCGGAACAGAAGGCAGGTCCTCTACCTTCACACCGGCCTGAATAGCCGCGACGCGCACCGCATAAGCATGTTCCTTCCACAGGAACGCTTGGGTGCGAAGATCGGCTTCAAGATCTTCACGTGCCTCTTTAATCTCTTGAGCCTTTTCATAGCGCTTGATACTAAGATCAATGATGCCTTTGATAATAAGCGTTCCAATAGAGCACAGTACTCCAATGATTGTAGTATTCACCAGTGCTCCTAGTTGTCAATAGCCGCCAAGTACTCATTGCGGGTCCTTATATACTTCTCTTCGGCCTTTTCTAGCTCCGTCTTCGGCAAGACACCGGGACGGTACGAGTAGGGCCATACCCGCAAAGCCCTACCCAGGAAAAGCAAGCCGATAATTACTGATAAGATAATAACATGCAAAGGCCACCTAACATGGGCCGTTGGCACCAGTACCTCATCAATCGAAATCAGCAGCATTCCGACAACAGCTAACAGCGCTGCTGGGCCTTCCAGCCACCAACTCCCCCTCCACGCGGAAGGGGCACCAAGAAGGCCTGCCACCACCATGATCGCGCCAGCCACAATGACAATCCACGACAGGGTACCTACCCGCAAAAGAAACAGTGTGCCAGTCAAGAAGATAAGCCAATAGACCATCACCATAACCCCTGTTACTGAGCGGGGTTCTTCCATCGTGCTCAATATGTTCTTCATACCAATAGTATAAATGACCACCTCACTAAGTAATGTGAGGTGGTCATTTAAGATCACGGATGAACGACACTTGGCACAGACGCCATCAAGCCCGTAGCACCTCTAGCGAGGGCCGTATCAGCCTGTTGTCGAGTTGTAATGATATGTGCAATCAAAGGCTTGCCCGTCGCCTTGAGAGTGTCCCACACGCCCTGCTCAGCATTCCATTCCATGCCCAACACGTCAAAGAGCGACAGGTCCGCACCAGCAACCTCATTCGGATACATCATACACATGGTCTTGTATCCCTTCGCCTTCGCACGAGTAGCGACACCACCATTCACAAACTGCTTAATCAACACGCGGCCCGTGGCATTTGGAATGGTATCGAGATAATCGAACAGCTGCTGCTCAGAGTCCATATCCCCCTGCGAACCAGTTGGCTTACTAGACGTCACCTTATGGTCGATAGCCAACACGATGTTGTCGCCAACCTGATTGACAACGTCAGTGAGCCGCAGAAAACCACCCGACGCCTGCTGCAAGCCAGAGAGCACAGACCACGGAGTGTTCCAAATCTGGTAGTCAGTGCCCGGCACCGTACGGGTCGTCACCCAATCATGGATGAGGACGAACTCCCCGGTCGCACAGCGGCGCACCGACAGCTCCAAGGCCTTGAAACCGGCCTTCAATGACTCCGTAAGGCCCTTCTGGGTGAACTCCGGGTACTCGGTACCACCGAGCCTGTGCGCCACGTAGAATGGCTTAGAGGCCAGGAAACGATCAACGACACTGCCAGTCGGCACAGGCACAGGCACAGGCTTCGGCACCACACGAGTGCCAGCCACCCACCTGTCGCCACCACTGGTACGCTCCCACATCGTGCCACGCACGTCACCACCAGCGCGACGCAACCACAGATCAGGCACCAGGGATCACCACCTGAACACCAAGACCATTCGTCGCCTGAGCATTCGGGTACGTAAACACCGCATCCGTGTCACCCTTGCCCTGGGCAACCGCCACCGTCTGGAGGTTAGTGTCAGTCTGAGCCGCAAAGTCAACAAGCTCCCAACCATCACTCAGTGTGATCTGGCTACGAGTCTCATCAGACGCCGTACGCTCGAACGCGTACGCCAGCACAAGACCCGAGCCTGTCGCCTTCGGGGCCGTGACCGTCGTGGTCTCCTGTGGCTCTTTCGTCCTATCCTTCGTGGCGCCTGCCGTAGGCGTGCCACCACCGCGCACCGACAGGGCCACGTATCCTGCCTCGACAGCCTGCGCAGTCTTCAAGACAATAGCCTCACTCCACGGGCCGTAGGCAATCGTAGACTGCTGTGTGCCAATCCAGTAAGGTTCGACAAGCACTGTCCATCCTGCAGGCCAGGTGAACGTCTGATCGGACTGGGCCTTCACGTTGACGCCGACGATCACCATGTCCCCGGCCTGCCCATCGACAGTGACCGTGCCTGTGTCGCCCGTGTACTGGCCGCCCACGTGAGCAATCAGCGTCGGTGTCGATGTGGGGTGGTCAATGAGGAAGTAGTACGCGCCGACAGGTAGTGCCGCAGCTTCCGCCTTGGAGGCCACCACGCGAATCTCCGGGCGCGTCACATTGACGTTAACGACAGGGGCAACCGGGTGAGGCACAACAGGCGTGTTACCCACCAAGGCGCTCAGTGACACCACCTGATCAGCCGCGAGCCCGATCTCCTTCTCCACGATGACACCACCGGGGCCTGTGATACGCACGTCGTACGTGCCTGGTTCAAGGTCAATCGACACAGGCTGCAACGTGTTCTGCACAACGTAGCCACCAACCAGGAGATCAGATACAGGATTGTTCGAGCCGACAGGGTTAGGCTTAGGCGTCACGTACACGCTGATCATGACGTGATCGCCTGCAGGCGTCTTGACGCTACCAATAATGCGCGCCATTATTCAACTCCTTAAGTAAATGTGAATAGTAATGTGGCCCCGTCACCTAAGCGACAGGGCCACATCTTGTTAGTTGCTGTCGTCAACCGCCCCATAGGCAGGTGCCAAATAGGTACCACCCGTATGAACAGTCGCGACGAGCAGGCCAATCACGGACAGAATCTGCTGAGCAACCGTAGACCACTGCTCCCAGGACTCAGCAGTCCACCCGCCGTAAGCGACACCAACCATGCCAATCGCAGCGAACAGGCCATAAAGCGCTTTGCGACGCTCCGGGGTGAGAATCAGCCACTTCGTACGATCAGTAGTAAGGACGACATTCTTCATCTCAAGAAACCTCCTTCTCAGATTCTACCAGCTTCACAATACCCTCAGCGTCCTGTTCGACAACAACACGCCCATGAAGAAGCTTGCCATCTTCACCGAAGATCGAGCATCCACCATCAAGACGGGTCTGGCACAAGCCGACAGCCATAGCACCCGTATCAGTCAAGAAGTAATCGTTGCCCTCATACGACAGCCAGCCAGTACGCATAGCGCCATTAGCTTCCAGGTAATACCACTTACCCTTGAGCTGAATCCAGCCGGTCTGCATTTCGCCCTTCGAGTTCAGGTAGAACCAGTGTTCGCCATCCTTCACCCAACCGGTCTCCATAGCACCATAGCGCCCATCATGAACAGGGTGCAGGTAGTACCAGTGGCCATCAATGTGCTGCCAGCCAACCTGAATCCAACCCTTCTCATTGGCGTAGTACCACGAACCGGCGACAGGGAACCAGCCAGTCTCGAAGTTGCCATCAGGCAGCCGATACCACCAGCCACCATCCTGCGACACCCAGCCCTCCTTGTTCAACAGCTCAAGGTCAAGGTCGTCGTAGTACTGCTGAGCCTTCTCAATGTAGTCGTTTGCATATGTATCACGCAGCGAAGCCGGACACTCAGTCGAGTAGAAGTCACTATGGGGGAAGACGTTCACTCGCCACTGCGGACGGCCCAAGCCGTAACCTCGACACAAGGCAGCAATGAGGTGCGCACCAGCATCCAGTGTCTCCTCACTAATATCCCAGCCGCCATCAGCACCTGTGGAGTTCGCGTGCTCAATACCGATCGACTTCTTGTTCACGCCCGGGCAATGCCAGGCCGTGTCGGAGTCATGGACATACTGGCAAATATTACCATCAATGTCCACATCATAATGCGCACTTGTACCATTTGAGCTGAATGCTCCATACACGCCACTAAAGCTCATCGCCTTACCAGCGTTATGGTGGACAATAACACGATCAAGAGCGTTACCAGCCCGCCCCCCATCAAAGTTGTCAATCCACATATTCGTGTCGGCAACGAGGTCTTGCCAATTCATCTCTTCAACTCCCAATGTCCGAAGTCCTTTAGTTCTGCCTCAATCATATCAGCAAAGAACTTCTCCCCTTCCGAGGTCACATATGTCTGCCAATGGTAGTTCGGGCGCTTACCACCCCTGGTAATAGCACGACGCAACCCGAGCAAACCCTCAGCCTTCTCCGTCGGCACATTAATCAGGCCTTGGCGCTTCAGATAACCCTCACGAGCCAGTAGCCTAATGACCTTAAACGGGCCGATACTACCAATGCCCCTAGCAAACTCAAGCAGACTAAGCTCCATCACATACCATCCACATCAGTAAAGAAAGCAGCGAACGGATCATCACCCGGATCGGCGAACATGACATCAACAGGTGCAGGCTCAGTATCGACAGGTCGCAGAACATCCTTCGGACGCCGCATCGCCTTCAAAATAAGTGTCCAGTCGATAGGCAGGTAATCATTCAACAGGATCATGTCCTTGATATTCAGACTGCCACGGACCAGCTTATTGTAGAAATACCGATCCGAGTGTCCCCCAACCTTGCGCCCATCCTTGAACGCCGACAGGCCCGCATCAATGAATTGCGCAAGCACAAGCGCTCGAAAATCATCAAGACGAGCCTCGACATCAGCCGGGTAATCCATCTTCTTTCGCGATGCACGTGCATTCGCCATCCGCGCACGTGCAGCTTCCAGCTGCACAGGATTCTCAATCTTACTCACTTGCCAGCCTCCTTCTTGATCAAATCAGGGCGGAACCCCGACCAATGTCTCACGATAGCCCCCTTGCCATCCTTCACAACAACGACAGGGGCCTGACTGTACCCGAGGCTCTGAATGAACGACAGAGCCTCGGGGTCCTCAGACACGTCCACACTCTCGTGCGGGGCACCCAGTCCATTCAGCTTGCGATGCGTTGCCACACACTGAGGGCAACGAGGCTTAGAGTAAACAGTAATGCTCAATTTCTTCTCACTTTCCAGTCGAACCAAAGCCGCCCTTACCACGCTTCCTCGTGGACAAGACAGGCTCATCGTACAATTCAGACAGGTTTTCTAATCGCAGGACCACGATCTGCGCAATGCGCTCGTGCTCTTCAAGAACGACAGGGCTGTCGGTCAGGTTATGCAGTGGCACAAGAACCTCACCCTCATACCCGGAGTCGATCACACCGACACCATTGGCGAGAATCAAGCCCTTCTTGTGCAGCGACGAGCGGGCAAAGACAAGGCCGACAGCATCCCGGGGGATGTCGAACATCTGCGGCGTGTAGCCTGTCTTCACCAAGATGGTCTCATGAGGGTAAATGATGTATGGGATCGGCACCTCCAAGTCACACCCCGCGTCGCCGCTATGCTGCCTGTAAGGTCGCATTTCTTTCTCCTTCCTCTTTGTTGGTAATAATGTGAGGGGCTGTCTTATGTTCGACAGCCCCTCACTGTGCGTGTTGTAAGCCCGCACAAGGCCCGTACCTGGAAGGACGAACCCTCCTAGTACGTGTTCCTGAGATCAGAGGCGCGCTGTCTCATCAACCAGCGCCCACGAGAGGGCTTTGTCGAGGTCTTCCTCACACCTCTGACCACTTGCGCTCCAGAGGATAGCGTCGAGGGCAGTGTCCCAAGGGTCAGTTTCATTCGCCCCTAGGCCATGCAGTCGTGCCTCCTTCGCAAGCTCATACAGCTCCTTGAACTCTGCGTCGTGCAGCCAGTAAGTGAACAGTGGCACATTCACGTTGTACTTGATGTTGAGATGCCCCCACTCAGACTCCCAGCCGCTAATGTCATGCACACCACCATCACTGTCGGTGAACTGGAACTCTGGATGGTCGAGGAGACCTGTGTACATGCACAGCTCACATGACCCGTCAGTGTCCATGTATGTGTTGTCGCTGTAGTCAGTCAGTCGCAGTTTCATGTTGTTTCTCCTTTCAATGTAGTGGGAGGTGCTGTTGACTGACACGATACAAAAATCTGTCAGTCCTAGGGTGACCTCCCGATCAAGAGGCAGGCGACAAGGCCTAATCACCCAGCATCGTCCGGTGCTTGGTGGTCCCCTTGATGAGAGTCGAACTCATACTCCTTACTGGAACCCGGGTTTGAGCCGAGCGCGTCTGCCTGTTCCGCCACAAGGGGTAGTGCCCCCTCAACACTCACCGTCCCTTGCTTGCAAGGAGTTGAGGGGACTATTCAGTTATGTATTCAGCATAGCACTGGTACAAACACTACGCTTCGTGACCTGGCTCAATCAGCACGTTGATGTGATCCTGTTCCAGGATCAAGGCAAGAAGCACGTCAGCATCATGCCGGATACCTTCAGCCTCAAAGTGGTTAACCGTCACCCAATGCTGGTCAGTCACCTTCAAGAACGCCCCGTGCTTCTCAGTGACAACGACACTGCCCTTGGTCGTAATGTCATTGAAGTCCTCACAACTCAGGATAGTTGTGACTTCTCGCTTGCCGACACCCGCTACATACATGATCTTCACCTTATCAAGGCCCATTGTGTGTAGCTTCTTGTAGCCATCTCGCACCTCATCAAAGGTGTCAAGGTATTCCTGGTTGTTCATTGCTTTTCTCCTTCCAATAGCTGTTTGTAGTATTCCAATACAAGACCCCAACTAGAATTGCAGGGGTTATAGTGATGTTCAAAATTAGCTATAGCCCTAATTTCTTGAACAATGCGTCGTTGGTTAACGTCCACCCTTTGCCCCTTCAAGTAGAATCTCGGCAAGGCATTTCACCTTGAACCAATCGTTGTCTGTCCTTTCACCAGGATGCTCACAGGGATGTAGTGGTTCGAGACTATCATTGTAACGTCACCATTAGGTTTACGTATGGTGCAATCTCCACGTCTACGCCTGTGCGAAGCCCTATGGCTGGCAATACCAAGATAGTTAAAAGCCCTACCACAGGTATAGCAATAGCAATCTTTAGTCAGCCTTGCTCGCATTATTCATCCAGTCGCAGATCATTGCTTCAGCGACACCCTGGCACGAGTCATAGTCCTCAGCATAATCAGGGTACAGCTCTTCAAGGGCCTCGTCCATGTCCCACCAACCCTGCCAGTTATCTACTCCCAGATAGTCAGCAACGTTCATGCTCACTGCCTGTGAAAGGGTTTCACGAAGCCACTCTTCAGTGACGACGAACTTACCATCACCAATGTACTCAACGCTATTCATTTGTTTTCATTCTCCTTTGCAAGATATTCGACAACAGTCATTGCACGGCAATACTTATGTGTCACATATGCCGCATGAGCGTCAGCCTCATCTTTGGTTTCAAAAAGACCGATGATGCCTGGGTCATCACAGTCCAAGTCCCACACAGCGTACAGTGCATCCAACATTTCAATCCTCCTTCAGATTGTATTCGATAATGTAAGGCTCAATCATTCAGCCTCTTTCAATGACGCTCAGCAGCGTAAGGGTGCTGCCATACTATGCTCGACTCCTTTCAATTGTCACCAACTCATTAACGGAGTCCACAGTAACCTCTAGAACCATCATATATGGTGCCTCTTTCAAGGGCACCCCAACCTCGACAGTAAAGGCTTCAGAGTCATCCCACGCTGTCTCCAAGTCATAGCGGACAAACGCTTGCTCATGCTCAGTGAACAGGCTGAGGACATCATCAATGCAGATCATACGCATTCACCTCCTGTGTAATCCCTCAGAATAGCCACAAGCTCCTCATTCGTATGGAACCTGCCTGTGTTCGACACCCGCTCATTCAGCGTCGTCGTGTAGTTTTTGAGGACCGTTTCTTCACCGACAATCGTGAGCCTGGATGTGGACTCGATATACGTCATGCACCCGAGCATGCCAGCAACATGCTTTAGTGCCTCATTAATGGCCTTCGAATCATCATGGTCCTTGAACAGTGCGTAATACTGCACTTGCGAAGGTTTCTTGTATTCGACACCGCACTCATCCTTCAACAGTGCGTTAGCATCGACAAATGCAGCGCGGCGGATAAACTCAGCAGCCGTGTTCTTCATCAGATAATCCCATAGTGGACGACACGCACGACATCATGAGCCGAACGAACAGTATCAGCGAACTCCTCGTGGGTGTACGTACGACCGTCGAATCCGACCCACACCAACTCATTGCGGTCACCATTACCAACGACACGCATTGCTTCCCAGCCGCCGACACAGATGACAGTGCCTGGCTCGATGTCGAGTGAGTCCATCACGATTCGTTGGCACTCAGGAGTGAAGCACTCAAACTGCGTGCTGGTAAGGTCGTGTGTGGTGGTGGTAAAGATATTGGCTTCCTCAAGAGTTTTGACGAATGCCTTGATGA